TAGCAATAACCAGGAATTTCGATTGTAATGAATTTCTTGGTGAGGACGACTTAAAGATATTCGAGCAGATGAAAAAGAATAACCCCAGACGATATAGTATAGAGGGTGAAGGTAATTGGGGTATTGCAGAGGGGCTGATATTTGAGAATTGGCAGGAACTTGAATTTGATATTGAGGCAATGAAGAGGTCACTTGATACTTATGACCGACCAAAGTATAAGCAATTATTTGGAATGGACTTTGGTTATACCAATGACCCTACTGCATTTATAGCATTGATGGTAGATGAAAAGAATAAGGAAATATTCATCTTCGATGAGATATACAAGACCTATATGAAGAATGAGCATATCAGAGATGCTATAAAATATAAAGGGTATGATAATCAGAGGATAGCGGCAGACTCATCAGCGCCGAAAGATATTGATACCCTAAAAGATATGGGGTTACATCGTATCTATGGAGCAAAGAAACCAAAAGGCTCAGTCAACTCAGGTATCCAAAAGTTACAAGATTATAAAATGTATGTTCACCCTCGATGTACCAATACAATCGTAGAATTGAGTAACTATATATGGCAACCAGATAGAGATACCGGTAAACCGAGCAATGAGCCGATGGATGAATATAACCATTTAATGGATGCTTTGAGATATGCCACATTTGAACTCGGAAGAAGTAATTTCAGTTGGTAGGCAAAAAACACCCTGACCTATGATACCAGAAGGAAAATAAAGTGATGTAGACGCGAGTATACGAGGTCGTTTTTTCAGGTAGATAAGTCAAAAGCAATGGGATATAATAAATTATAACTAAAAGGAGGTAACGCAATGATTTTTCCAGATTTCCAAACAAATGCGATGCTTGGACTCAAAAGCAAGATAAGCAGATTAACAAACAGTGGGAAACCACAAGAGGATTTCTTATTTAGCAATCTGAATGAATGGCAGGAAAGTGATACCAGAAAGTTCATGCTGACCGCTCAAGACTATTACGGAAATGATAATGATATCAAAGACCGTAAAAGATATTACATTGATAGAAAAGGGGTCAGACAGGAAGTAACAAATCTTGCCAATAGTAAGCTGAAGCACCCCTTTATGAGAAAATTGACTAATCAAAAGGTCAATTATCTATTGAGTAAAGAGTTCAGTGTTCAATGTGATGATGATAAATTTAGTGAATTGCTTGGTATGTATCTTGATAAGAAATTCCTAAAGATGATTAAGAATGTTGGTAGAGATGCAGTGGTCAATGGTTTGGCATGGGTACAGGTTTACTATGACCGACTTGGTAACCTCAAGTTTAAGAGGATTCCAACGGAAGAGATTATTCCATTTTGGGCAGATGCAGACCATACTATCCTTGATGCAGTATTGAGAGTCTATACTATTATACAGTATCTACCAGATGGCGTCAAGAAGGAACTCATCAAGGTAGAGTATCATACTACTGAGGGCGTATGGTATTATGAAAAGACCGATAGAGGATTAAAACCAGACCCAGATAAAGGAGAAGGAGTTAAAGGTCATTTTATCATCTCTCAGGAGATGGTAGATGCAGATGGTAATGTGATGGTCGATGAAGATAACCATCCTATTATGACCAATGTTCAAATGACTTGGGATAAGGTACCATTTATAGCATTTAAGTATAACGCCGATGAAATGAGTTTACTCAAATTAATCAAATCACTTATTGATGATTATGACCTCAATACATCAGATACATCAAACAATCTACAAGATATTCCAGACTCAATTAAAGTGGTCAAGAATTATGATGGAACAGATAAAGGTGAATTTACTCAAAACCTTGCAACCTTCAGGACAGCATTCGTATCCGGTGATGGTGATGTAACCGCATTGACTACCCCACTTGATATTGCTGCTCTTGATAGTCATCTCAACAGATTGAGGAAAGATATATACGAGGCAGGTAGTGGGGTTGATACTCAAGAAATCAGTCTTGGTAACGCCTCAGGAGTAGCACTTAAATTTAGATACGCAGACCTTGATACTGATACAGATGATATGGCAAATGAGTTTGCAGCATCCCTGGAAGAACTGATTTGGTTCATCAAGGTTGATTTACTAAATAAGGGACTTGGTGATTTCCTTGAAACTAAATTTGATATCATCTTCAATACTGATGGAATCGTAAACGAGTCAGAGATTATCATGGACGCCAGGAACAGTGTTGGTATTATTAGTGATGAGACCATCAGAGCAAATCATCCTTGGGTTACTGATGCTCAAGAGGAAGGCGATAGGATGAGCAAAGAGAGTGAAGAAAAGATGAAACAGATGCAAGAGGTCATGGCGGAAGGAGCAGTCCCAGGATTTGGTGAGGAGGCTTCAGACGAAGGCGGTGAGGAATAATGCCTGCAATATCATCAAAAGAGTATTGGGAGAAGAGGTCTGAACTCAATTTGATACAGAACGAGAAATCAGCATCTCAATATGAAAGACAACTAAAGAAAGCATATGAAGAAACCATCCGGTCAATCAGAAAAGAGGTCCAGGCATTTTATCAAAGGCACTCAGATGAGACCGGGGTTACCCTCGCATCCGCAAGAAGACGACTCAAACCAGATGAGCAGATGGATTTCCAAAAGCAAGCGAGAAAATACCTTGATGAGATAGAAAGACTCGGAGATAAGGCGTTTACGGCGGAATACCGTGGTTATCTCAAGAAATTATCTGGTAGAGCATATATCTCACAGATGGATGAATTAGTTACTAATATCAGACATAATATTGAGACTTTAGCTACCGGTTATAACATAGGTCTTGGGAATACCCTCAAAGATGCTTATGAAGATGGATATTTTAGAACGATGTTTGATGCTCAAAAGAGAGCAGGGGTTGGGGTATCATTTACCACTCCCGGTGGTAAGCAATTAGAAACTGCAATCAGAGAAAAATGGTTAGGTCAGAATTATAGTGATAGAATATGGGCAGATAAGAAAAAGCTTACCGATAATATCGAACAGATGCTATCTCAGGAGTTTGTCAGAGGCAGAGGTCCTAATGATATAGCAAGAGACTTTGCAGACCGACTCAATGTGAGTTATTCAAATGCTCAAAGACTAATACGTACCGAAATCAATTACATCAGCAATAAAGGGAGTCTACAGGCATATAAGGATACCGGTATAGTTGAGAAATACAGATATCTTGCTACTCTTGATAGCAGGACTTCAGATATCTGTAGAGAGCTTGATGGAGAGGTCTTCGAGATTAAAGAAGCAAAGGTAGGAGTCAATCTACCTCCATTACATCCATATTGCAGGTCAACCACAGTTCCTCATTTCGATGATGATGATATAGGAGAGTTGATTGAGGATAGGATAGCAAGAGATGACGATGGTACCGGCAAGAGTATCAAACTTGGCGAAAATCTAAAGTTCTTCGATTGGGTAGAGAAATATGGGTCGGAATCATTTAAGAAAAAAGTAACCGCTCAGAGGGCAAAGTTTAAGGGAATGGATATGGCATCTTCCATCACTGAGGCATTGGTGGCAGATGAGATACTAAAAGCATTTGACCCTGATGAGTATGAGCCCTTGACTAAAGAGGAAGTCATCGAAGCTATGAAAGCGTTTTATGGTGGTGAAGATGTTGGATGGTATGAACTGCCGGGTGCGTATACAGATTATGTTGGAACCGGAAATAGTTTTAGAATGAATCAATTCTTATATAGTGGTAGATATGAGGATATCAAATCCGGTAGGGTATCACCAGATAACCAGGATAAAACTATAATAAATCAGATTGAAGCATTTAAGGATTATATTGATAAGGCTCCAAATCTCCATAAAAGTACCAAACTCGTGAGATTTGTTGGTGGAAATGCTCTTAAAGGAATGGTCAATTTAGTAGTCAGAAATCCAGAGGTTGCCAATAAAATCACCGGAGCAATAAGGGGAGCGATGAGAGGTCAAGTGGATAAAGCGGTTGCTAAAAAGGAATTTACATCTCATGTGGCGGGAGCAATGTTTGAGACAAATAGTTTTATATCTACGAGTTATAATGCAAGACAAAACGTATTTACCCGCAGAGATTATCAACTCGAAATTTATGCTGACAAAGGTGTTAATGCTCTTATGACTTATAATCATTATGAGTCAGAGGTGGTCCTAAATGTAGGTAGTCGACTTGAGTTTATGGATGTGGAAATCAAGAGAGATAAAGTAGTAGTAAAGATGAGAGCATATTCCATGGATAAGAAGTTTACAGATTAATCTATTCTTCTATATAATAGATAAGAGGTGATGATAATGACTGAAAAAGAAATGAGTCAAGAGAGATTCAAAGCGAAACCAGAGGAACTCAAGGTGATATTTAGACCGCAATGTATTGATTGTAGGAAGAATATCAATAAAGATAGTTGTGAGGAATTTAAGTCAAAACCAAAAGATTATGCAGAGAATCAGGTTGAGTGTCCATTATTTGTGGCCAGATATGAGGAGAGATAATTGATATGAAGATTGAGTTTATTAATTTTCCATTTGTATTCACCAATACCGGTCAGAGAATTGAGATTAACAAGATTAATCAACATCCATCTGTAGGAGCATTGCTAAAAGAGAATGGTGATAGATATGATGTAATCAATGCAGAGGTGGATGAGAATTGCGTCAATGGGGTCTGCCCGATTAAATAAAAGGGTTGACTTAAAGATAGAGATTAACTTCTCTATCTTTTTTTACTAAAAAGGTTGACTTTTCAATCAATATGTTATATAATATTATTAAGAGATAAAACAAAACTAAAAAAAAACTTAGGAGGCATTGAAATGAAAAAAGAAAAAGTATGGTACGATACAAGTTATGTGGACAGTATGACAATATATTGGGAAGAAAAACTAATGGACATTACAATGAGTTGCTCCCCTGAAGAATCATTAGAAATTTTGAGAAGTATATGGAAAACTGAAAATAAAAAACAGCGTAAGAACTTAGCAATAATGTATGCAGCGGAAAACTTAGGCAACAGCATCAAGAAAAGTTGTGCGATACAATAAGGAGGTAGAAAATGAATGATATAGAAAAAGCAATAGATGAAGAATTTGAAAAATTATTGCTAAAATGCAAACAGTTCGGACATTTTGATAGTATGGATGGTGGTTGTGACTATTGTTATCACAATGATGAAGAATTATTTAAAAAATGCATAAAGCATAGAAATATATTGCGACCATTACCTAAACCATATAAGGAGGTAGAAAATGAATATTAAAAAAGCAATAGAAGATTTAAAAGACATAAACACAATATTGAAAACGCAGCATATGTGTAAAGTTTTAGATGATGAATTAACTAAAAAAGATGTAGAAGATTATAAAAGCAGATTTGCAAGTGTGAATTTAGCAATATCAGCACTTGAAAAACAGATACCAAAGAAACCAAAACAATACACCGATACTTTTAAAATGACTTATTACTTTTGCCCTATATGTGAGTATGTAAGAATTACAGGCAATCAAAAACGTTGCGATGTTTGCGGACAAAAAATAGATTGGGAGGTAGAAAATGAATGATATAGAAAAACTAATACAGAAGCTGAAAGAACATCAAAAACCATACATAGGACATGATTATATATTCTATGAGATTAAATTTTGTAATCCTCAAGTCCAAATGTGTATCGAAGTACTTGAAAAGCAAGCACCTAAAAACGCAATGGGAAAAGGAAGTACAAAGGAAGTGGGGTACTGTCCTAATTGCAAATCACATTTAATGTATGAACCTAAAACTAATTATTGCAGATGGTGTGGACAACGTCTTTCGTGGGAGGTAGATAATGAATAGTTGCAAAACTTGTTTAGATTACAAAGAAACATTTAAAGGTAAGGGAATTTGCAAATTGTATGACGAATATGTTAATGAAGATTATTGTTGCGATGATTGGAATGATGATGATGAAAAAGCATATTGGATAAGTGAAAGTAAAGGGTGTTAGGAGGTAGAAAATTGAATAGAGAAGAACTATTAAAGAATGCAAAACCGATTTTATTTAATACAGATATGGTACAAACAAAAACTAAAAACTTATGGAGGTAAAGGATGAAAAATTATTATGTTATTGAGAAGAATGCAAGAACAGGCAGAGAGATGTTGATTACAGTTTTCAAATGTAAAAACTTGACAGAAGCCAGAAAAGATGCAACGCAAAGATTTTACAGAAGTTTGCCTGAAGGATATCAATTAATCGTAGTCGGCGAAACTGGATACAAGCAATATCATAAGCAAAAAGTATTGAAAACTGAATTAGATTTGGAAAGAAACTAATTCGAAATAATTAAAAAATAAAAACTATCGGAGGATTTTAAGATGAAGAACGAATATTTAGAAAGTTTACTTGAAATGGTAAATGAACAAAAAGAACGTGTACCAACAGGAACGCTAAAGATTTTAAGAGCATATTATGACGGAACAAGAAATGGTAATTTTGAATTAGATATTGAAGATGGATTTTTTGAATCAGAATTGAATGATGCACTTCAAACTTTGGAAGCTGCAGGAATAAATAACTTTAGATTGTATGATAACTCATCAGGTTTGATGGCGACAATTTATTATTTGTTAAGAGCAGGATTCCAGGTTGAAACAGTAGAGAAGGTTAGCAGATGGGGAGATAAAAGATATGGCTTAAGATTTTACAAATAGTATTTGAAAGGGACTTCGGTCCTCTTGAAGATAGAAACTAAAAAGAAAAAATATTAAAAATTTAAAGGAGGCCATGAGAATGGCAATTAATTGGACGGCAGCAAAAGTGGTAGATGTAGTTAGCGGTCAAGTAATTCAATTATAAGGAGGAAAAGATAATGACGGTAATTTATTTAGTGGTAGAAGATGGAAAAGATGTTGAGAAAGTAATCAGAAACGTAACTCATATTGATAATACTCTTGGAGAGGCAAGGATAACTCAGAAAGGAAAAGACTCAAGACTAATCATCCCAATCAACTCCATACAAAACATATTTTAATTATAACCCTTCGGGGTTATTTTTTTTTGTCAAAATATGTTTGAACTTTGTCCAATAATATTATATAATATGATTAGAGATATATCGTGGACGAAACCACGGAAAAAAGCGTAGTATCGAAAGGAGAATATCAATGACAAAGGAACAATTATTGGCAGCAGGATTTACTGAGGAGCAAGCAACAAATATCCTAAAGCTTCACAAGGAGGCGATTGATGGACAATATGTAGCAAAACATCGTTTCGATGAGGTCAATGGAGAACTCAAGACAGTTAAAGAGCAGGTAACGGAAAGAGATAAGCAAATCGCTGACCTGAAGAAGTTTGAGGGGGATACCAAAGCATTACAGGAAAAGATTGCAGCTCTTGAAGCTGACAATGCTACCAAGGATAAAGAGTATCAATTCAAACTCAATCAGGAAAGAAAGATGAATGCCGTTAAATTAGCACTGCTCGAAGACGAAAGCGGAAAACCTCACGATGCTGATATGGTTATGAGCTTATTTAATTTAGAGCAGATAACCATAGATGAGATAACCGGTAAAATCACTGGTGGTTTCAAAGAGCAGAATGAAAATATCCGCAAAGAAAAAGCATTTCTATTTAATACTAAAGAGGAACCAAGTACCGATAAGAAACCAGGTTGGAAACCGGCAGGAGACCCTCCAGCAGATGGTGACAAAGGCGGTAAAGGCGGAGACCCTTCAGTATCTTATGGAAAGAGCTTAGCACAAATTAAACTTGGTATGATGGGCGTAAAACCCACCGGAGAATCCGGAACTAATTAAAAGGAGGAAGACATATTATGGCTATGAAAGTAAAAGAAATTGAATATGGAGCGCCAGCTAAACAGATTCTGGCAATTCCAGACCATTACGTAGCTCTTGGTTTCAAACATGCAAAAGCAGATGCTAATACGCCAGGACTTGCGACTTTGGTTGATGGTAGATATGTAGTAAAGGCAGGTACAATCTATCCTGCGAATGATGCAACCGCAATCGGTGTTGTACTCAATGATTATGATGTGACTGATGGGGATGCTATGATGGCAATAGTTATTCATGGATTTATTAAGACGGCGGCCCTTCCTGCAGTTCCATCAGCTAATGCAATCAGCGCGATGAAGCAAATCACATTTAATCCATTGATTAGTATTGGATTAGCTCTTACCGGCACAAAAGCGGCTATCACTGTAGGAGCAACCGCAGACCCTGACCCGGTTGTATTCAAGCTTGCTAATGCTACGTTTAGAGATGGGGCTGAGACCCTTACTAATTGGACAATTACAGGTGAAAATGACACTAAGGTAAAGGTGACCAAGATTGAGGTTGCCGCAGATAAGCAGACGGTGACATTTACACTTGACCAAACAGCTACAGCAGTTGCCGGTAATGTTACTGTAATTCCAAGTGCTTCTATTATTAGCACCGGTAAAACTTTGGCAGCAGCAGTTGCGATTGCAACGGTGGCTTAATATTAGAGAGATGGGAGGAAAGACAATATGAATATCTATGATATTTTTGAAAGTAAAGCGATTGCATCCTATTGGACTGATGTAAACGCGAATATGAAAGACCCAATGATTGGTACTAAGTATTTCCCAGTATCAAAGCAGACCGGTCTGAGTCTTGCATGGATTAAGGGTAGAAATAATCTACCGGTAGCATTGCAACCTGCAGCATTTGATACTAAGGCTCCTTTGAGAGACCGTATTGGTGTTAAGGAACTTAGCACTGAGATGCCTTTCTTTAGGGAAGCAATGAGAATTGGTGAGAAGGACCGTCAGGATATTGAGACTCTACTTGCTAAGGGAGAGCAATTTGCTCAACCTACAATTATGAGAATCTTTGATGATGTTACTAATCTGGTTGATGGAGCAATGGTGCAGGCCGAGAGAATGAGAATGTCTCTTCTTTATGGTGGTAAAATTGGTATTACCGCAACTGCTGAAAATGGTAGAGATATTGCTTACAATTACGATTATGATGTAGATGGCGAATGGGCAGCCAATAACAACGTTGAGCTGTTGACTACAGCTAAGTGGACAGTGGCTAATAAAGCGACTTCTCAACCAATCAATGACCTATTGGATGCAGTAGAGAAGATGGCAGAGACCAAAGGCGTCAGACCTGTAGAGGTACTTATGAATACGACAACGTTTAAGGGTATGATTGCATCTGAGTCGATTGCTAAAGCAATGAATCCTCTTGGAGCTACCTCAATGATAGTTACAAGAAATACCGCAAAGCAGTTTATTGAGAATGAGACCGGATTGACCATCACGCTTTATGATAAGATGTTTAAGGATGAGCAAGGGGTAGACCGGAAATATTTCCCAGATGGTTACGCTACATTGCTTCCTGCTTACGCTCTTGGTAATACTTGGTATGGTACAACTCCTGAGGAATTTGACCTTATGAGTGGAACTGCAAATGCATCTGTATCTGTAGTAAATACCGGGGTTGCGATTACGACAATTAAAGAGCCTCATCCAGTCAATGTTCAGACTGTGGTTTCTGAGATTGTATTGCCGTCATTTGAGAGAATGGATGACATTTACGTAATCAAAGCGTTTTAATTTAGAAATGAGGGATAACAATGGCTAAGATATCATTTGGTAAAACCGTAAAATATCAAGGTTCGATTTATCCTCCTAACACTGTTTTCGAGGTCAGTGACTCAGATATTGCTGACCTAAAGAAAGCAGGGGGATGGGTCAAAGAAGAATCAAAGACCGAGGAAAAACCAGAGAAATCTGAAGAGAAATCTGAATTGGACCTATTGAGAGATGAGGCCGATGAACTCGGAATCGAATATAAAGGTAATTGGGGAGTAAAAAAGCTCACCGAAGCAATCGCTGAAGCTAAGGCTCAGTAATTAAAGGAGGCGAGGTAATGACAGTATTAGAAATCGTAACTCTAAAGATTACAGATGCTACCATTACTGAGTGGGAAAAAGCATTAGCCGTTGGCGAGGTTGAGCAAGTAATCAAGAACTATTGTAACATTGATGAGGTACCGGAAGCATTAAATTACACTTGGGCTAATATGGCGGTAGATTTGGTAAAATACAATTATGAGTCAAATAATAGTGGTGGCGAAGTGGTAGCAGATGCGGCTGATGTATCATCATTAAAAATAGGGGATACTCAAATCCAACTTGGTGGTGGTAGCGGCTCAAGAGCAAAAGTGCTAAATAGTCACAGACCAAACCTTGACCAGATTGTAATGAATTATCAATCACAGTTAAATAAATTCAGAAGGATGGTGTGGTAGATGAAGATAGCGGGCTTTGACTCAATAATTGCATCTACCTATACCGATACGATGAGTATTTACCGTCATAAGAGCGTGACAAATGCAGATGGTACCAAAGGTATAGAGATGCTAGAAGAGCCTCTGTATTCGGCAGTCAAATGCCGTTTGAGCTTTGAATCAAGAGATTATCCAGAGAGCGACTTGGAAGACTCAAACCCGATTAACTTACAGCTCAAAGTGTTTTGTGGACCGGCAGTCGATATCCAAAAAGGAGATAGATTAGTGGTCAATAGACTTGATGAGTCCGGAAATACAATGATGAGCTATGAAGGGATAGCAAATCTACCATTCATCTATGTGACACATAAAGAGGTGGAAATCATAGAGGTGGGTGATGCTTAATGGGATTTGACTCAAGAGAGTTTCAAGAATTGATGGATGGGTTAAAATCTTTACAAAAGCAGCATGAGGTATTTATTAGAAACTTTCTCACTGAGATGGGACTAAGAGCATTAGCTCAAACAAAGTCACTGACCCCAGTAGATACTGGAAACTTGATAGAGAGGTGGGAGCTAAGTCAAGTATTTAGAAAAGGTGATTCCTTATATGTAGTAATCTTCAATCCAGTCATTTATGCCAGTTTTGTCGAAGATGGTCATATGCAGCATAAAAGATGGTTACCAGGCGAATGGGTAGGAAAGAAGAAATTCAAATATATCAAGGGTCATGATAAAGGAATGATGCTGACTGAGAGATGGGTCCCAGGATATCATATGGCAAGGATTTCAATTAACAAGGTAGAGCGGGAATTACCTATGAGGTATGACCGAGCATTCAAAGAATTTATTAAGGGATTGGGGGTAGTTTGATGGTAGGAGAGATAATGGGCGAAAGCATTAAAAGTGCAATATCGTTAAAAATCAGAAGCAGTTTTGCTATTACATCAGGCGAACCCCCAATTACCATTTACCCAACTATCTATAAAGAGCAGATGGTGCAGGGTATGGACAAACCAAGTTTTTTCATTTGGCAGATGGATGTGGAGCAGGAAAAGTTGATGAGAAATAACTACGAAAGAGTTTATCAAATGAATGTTCGATATCATCCAGAGGATAATGATTTGAAACGCTATCAGACGCTCGCAGATATTGGCAATAAACTTCTTGAGTATCTTACCCAGATAGAGGTTCCAATCTTCTTGGGACGCTACGATGCTGAGGGAGAGCCGATAGAAGATATGAAACCAATCAGAGGAAGTCAGATGAGTTTCAAGATAGTAGATGATGTATTGCAAGTATTTGTGACTTATGTAGTCAAGATGAAATTAGTAGAAGCTGCAATACCGTATATGGAACAATTACTTCTAAATTCTATAGGAGTAGATATTCCAGATTCACCAGTAGTCGGAGAGTATTTAACCGGAACTGTTTTATCCTCAGATAATAAACAAATTGCGGTTAATGGAAAACTCATACCACAAAGTAATATAAATTATTCATTGTTAATGTCAGAATCCGCGGTTTGGGATAAACTAATACCGGGGGATGAGATTATACTATTACGTTCGGGCGAAGAATATTTTGCATTGGATACAAAAAACCGGAACCGTCTCAAACCAAGTATAGACGGAGGAAAATTTTAGAGAGGAGAGGTGATATAAATGGCTCAAACAATTAAGGTTAAAAGAGGGTTATCAGCTAATTTACCAGCTTCTTTTGAAATAGGAGAATTGGCATATGCTACGGATACTCAGAAGCTATATGTAGGTACAGGTATCGGAAGGGTTCTTATCAATACTCCGGAATTTACATTACCAGATGTTGGAACCGAGGGAACTTATTATAAGGTTACTACCGATTCAAAAGGTAGAGTTGTTTCTGGCCAAACCACTTTATCAACTACCGATATCGAAGGTCTTGGTACGGCAGCCTCAAAAAATACCGGTACGACAAGTGGAACAATTCCGATATTGGGGGCGGGTGGAAAGTTAAATACTTCGGTTCTTCCAGCAATAGCAATATCAGATACATTTGTAGTAGCTTCGCAAGAGGCAATGTTGGCATTAACCGCTGAAGTTGGCGACATTGCGATAAGAACTGATTTAAGCAAATCATTTATATTAAAGGCAGATGGGGCATCAACATTAAATAACTGGCAAGAGTTGCTAACTCCAACCGACGCGGTAACAAGCGTCGCTGGTAAAACTGGGGTGGTAACATTAGTAAAAGCCGATGTGGGACTTGGTAATGTAGATAATACGAGTGATGCAGATAAACCAATATCTACTGCAACTGCAGCTGCTTTAGGCGAGGTAATGACAGTATTAGAAACCGAAAAGGCTCCACTGGCATCTCCAACATTTACTGGAACGCCAAAGGCAACTACGGCAGCAGCAGATACTAATACTACTCAAATAGCTACCACTGCCTTTGTAATAGGACAGGCAAGCTCTTCAGCTCCTCTTGGATTAGCAGATACGGCGACTGTTGGAACTTCTAAAAAATATGCAAGAGAAGACCATCAACATCCTATGCCAACTGTTATTGATGGAGGGACATTCTAATGCAATCTACCATTCAGATAAGACGAGGAATACGAGCAAGCTTACCTATCTTGGCAGTTGGAGAATTAGCATTGTGTACTGATACCTTTGAAGTATTTATGGGTAGTCCGCTTGGAAATATTCAGCTGTTATTAGCAGGCAGTGTCCCAACCGGGATTGTAAATCAAAGAACCGGGACAGAATTGAAGGTTTGGTCAGGAACTAAGGCACAATATGACGCGCTCGTGACAAAAGATTCATCTACGGTGTATTTCTTAACTGATGGTTGGTTAGGAAATGTAAAAGTTGGGAAATAATTAAAATAATTAAGGAGGAAAGCAAATGGCTGGAGGAACATTTCTGACACAGAATAAAATTAGACCGGGAGCTTATATCAATTTCAAAGGCGTAGCTGAACCGCTTTCCAGTCTTGGTACTCGTGGTATTATGACCATGCCGGTACCTATGAGCTGGGGGGATACAATCACAGAGCTATTGAGCACTGAATTGATTGATGGTAAGAGCTTACCAAAGATTGGTTATACCGCTTTCGATGAGGAGAGTCAAATCTTCAGAGAGGCATTGAAAAATGCCTATAAGGCAATCATTTACAGATTGGACACCGGCGGCACTAAAGCAGCTGCGGTCTTGACTCCGCTTACAGCAACTGCTAAATATGCCGGTGTGGTTGGTAATGATATTGCAGTATCAGTAGTTGAGAACACCGCTGCGGCGGCATTTGATGTTATCACGGTATTTAGAAATGTAGAAAAGGATAGACAAACGGTAACAACGGTTAAGGAGCTTGAGGATAATGATTGGGTAGTGTTTAGTGGTACCGGTAATGTGGTAGCAAATGCGGGAGTCACTCTTAAAGGCGGTACTAACGGAACTGTATCGGATGCAACTTATGCAAATTACCTCAATGCAATCAAAGCATATAATTGGAATACAATGGCGATTCCACAAGATGCTTCTTCTCAGACTCAAAACTTTATCACATTCATTGAGAGTCAAAGAGATACTTTCGGAAAGAAAGTTCAGGCAGTTCTATATAATGTAGATGCTGATTATGAAGGTATCATCTCAGTAGCCCAGGGTTATAAAACAACTGATGAGACAATCTCACCTACGACTTTTGTAGCATATGTGGCAGGATTGACGGCAGGAGCTAATCCTAATGAATCTAATACTTACCACGTAATCCCAGGAGCGGTGTCTATCGTATATCCTGCCGGAGTTACTCCGTATGGTAATGAAGAAATCATTGAGGGTCTTCAGAATGGTAAATTTATTCTTTCCACAAGACAAGATGGAGCAGTGGTGGTTGAGCAAGATATCAATACTCTTCATACCTTTACTTCTGATAAGGGATACGCATTTAGTAAGAATAGAGTTATCAGAACTCTGGATGAGATTAATAACTCAGTGGCATTGGTATTTGAAAGAAGTTATATTGGTAAGGTGAATAATAATGATGATGGTAGAAATATCTTCAAATCAGATATCATCAATTACCTCAATACTCTTCAGAATATCTCCGCTATCCAGAATTTTGACCCGACTGTAGATATTCAGATTTATGCAGGAGAAGCGATTGATGCAGTGGTGGTTGATTTGGCAGTGCAACCAGTCGATTCCATGGAAAAACTTTATATGACCATAATGGTCGGTTAATGAGAGGAGGAAAGACATATGTTCTTGAGAGCAGGAGATACAATTAGCGGTCAAGAAGGTAAAGCAACCGCGGTCATTGATGGAAATGTTGAGGATTTGTTTTATGTCAAGACTTTAGAAGCTACCTTCGAAAAGAATAAGGCAGAGGTCAAGACTCTTGGCAAAAGAGGAGTTCAGCATAAGGGTGTAGGTTGGGCAGGTGCCGGCAGCATGACTCTATACTATGTGACTTCGAGATTTAGACAGATGGCGGCGAAATATGCAAAGACCGGTCAAGACACATATTTCAATATCACGATTGTAAATGATGACCCAACTTCCACAGTAGGAAAGCAAACCGTGGTCCTCTACAATTGCAATATTGATAGCGTGGTTTTGGCAAGACTTGACACCGAGTCAGATGTATTAGAAGATGATATCGACTTTACATTTGATGATTTTGATATTCTGGATAGCTTTGGAAATCCAGTAGTATAATTTAGAAATAGGGGAAAAAGATATGAGTAACTTAATGCAATTCTTAATTGATAACCCAGTAGATAACTTAACAGATGAGGTAATTGTCTCAGCAAGGCTTGCAAAGTTCCCTTTCAAGATTAAGGGAATGACTGGCCCAGAATTCTCAGAATACCAAAAGCTATCTACTAAAATTAGTAGACATAAGAAGGTAGAATTTGATAGTAAAACTTTCAACGAACTTGTTGTTTTGAACCATACATTGGAACCTAATTTTAGGGATGCTGAAAGTATTAAGAAAGCAGGATGTCAAACTCCTGAACAATTCTTATACAAGAGTTTATTGGCGGGGGAAATAAATGAACTCGCTCAGCAAATTACAGCATTGTCTGGATTTGATAAAGATATTGAGGATACGGTAGAAGAAGCAAAAAACTCCTAAGGGAGGGTGATGGCGAAACGTGGTATGCATATTACGCTTTGAATAAATTTCATTGGGAACCATCCCGTTTCGCAAACCTCCCTTTCAAGGAAAAAGCAATGGTGATAGCCATGATAGATGAGAGGTTAGAGCAAGAAAAGAAAGAAGCTGCTAAAATTAAGAGGAAAGGAGGTCGCAGGCGCTAATGGCAACAGTTAAGAATACTATTTTATTGCAAGATAAAATGACTCCAGTTTTAAGAAGTATAATCAAATCCATGCAATCCACTGTAGATATTATGGCAGGAATGGATGGAGTAAGTAATAAAGCTTTTGATGGGGTTAAAAGAAATGTACAAGCGGCCTCAGACGCCTTAGATGATTTCAATAGAGGAATGGATGAAATACCTACCACTTCAAGAAGGGTAGAAGAATCCATTTCCAGATGGAAAAACCCATTAGTTACTGTGGCCTCCGCTATATATACATTTAAGTCAGTTATGCAAGGAATTTCAAAAGTAACTAATGTAGTAGACGAGATGACTCAAACAACTGCAAGGTTAAATTTAATGAATGATGGACTTCAAAGTACTCAGGATTTACAGAATCAAATATATTTATCAGCAGAAAGGTCAAGAGGCTCATATGCAGCTACTGCTGATATTGTAGCAAAACTTGGTCAAAGAGCTGGGGATGCTTTTAGTTCCAATATGGAAACAATTGCATTTGCTGAAAACTTGAATAAACAATTTATAATTGCAGGGGCAAGTCAACAAGAAATGGCTTCAGCTTCATTGCAATTAACTCAAGCATTAGGTTCAGGAGTATTGAGAGGCGAAGAACTTAATGCTGTATTTGAATCCGCACCTAACATCATTCAGACCATAGCTGATTATCTTGATGTCCCTATCGGGCAGATAAGAGAAATGGCCAGTGATGGTCAGATAACCGCTGATATTGTAAAGAATGCAATGCTTGGTGCAACAGATGAAATTAATGAACAGTTTGAAAGTATGCCAATGACATTTGGGCAGGTAATGACTTCTATTCAGAATAGTGCGATGATGGCTTTTCAACCGATATTTGATAGATTATCAGAACTTGCCAATAGTGAAGACTTTCAAGTTTTCATTGGAAATATTACAAATGGGTTAGTAGTAGTTGCTGGTATTCTCCTATACTTATTTGACCTTATAACCGCTGTAAGCTCTTTTATGACAGAGCATTGGTCAATCTTAGAGCCAATTATATTAGGAGTAGTTACAGCTCTTGGATTATATGTAGGAGTATTAACCGCTTATAATGCAGTTCAGGCTATTTCAAATGGACTTAAAGCGTTAGCTACTTTTAGAGAAACAACTCATGCGGCCGCTTTAAAGATGCAGACTGGAGCTACTTTTGCAGCTACTGCAGCACAGTACGGGTTTAATGCAGCCTTGATGGCATCTCCAATTACTTGGATTTTAATAATCATAATTGCAATCATTGCAGCTATCTTTGCAGTAGTAGCAGCTATAAATCATGTAACCGGTACAAGTCTTAGTGCTCTTGGAATTATAACTGGAGCCTTGGCAGTAGCTGGAGCTTTTATAATAAATCTTGTAATAGGGGTTATAAATGCAATAATCCAATTCATTTGGACATTGTTTGTAGAACGCTTTATAGGAATAATTGAATGGGTATTAAATGTAGCAAACGGAGGATTCAATAGTTTTGGAGATGCGGTAGCCAATCTAATTGGTAACATCATATCTTGGTTCTTATCATTAGGTAAAGTTGTAACAAAGATTATTGATGCTATCTTTGGAACTAATTGGACTGCTGGATTATCTTCATTACAAGATAGTGTATTAGCTTGGGGTAAGAATGATAATGCTATTACATTAGATAGAAACGCCCCTACAATAGACCATAGGATTGAATATGGAGATGCTTGGGATTCTGGTTATGCATTTGGTGAAGGAATCCAAGATACAATATCTAACTTTAGTCCTTCAGATTTATTTGATACCAATATACCAAATCCTGATGATTATATGAATCCTTATAACATTGCAGATATAGCCGATAATACAAAAGGGATTGCAGATAATACAAAGGCTATGAAAAATAAAGTTAATATTTCAGAAGAAGATATTAAGTTGTTAAAGGATGTAGCAGCTACGGAATTTGTTAATAAGTATACAACATTAAGACCTGAAATGACTGTACAGTTTGGAGATGTAAGAGAAACCGCAGATGTTAATAAAATCCTTGAAGTAATAGAGGAAATGGTAGAAGAAGCATATGCAAGTGCATTAGTAGGGGAGGGAGCTTAATGGCTATTAGATTTTTCTTTGAATTTGAAAACCAGGTAGTACAACTCCCGGTAAATCCGGAGGAGATTATGTTATCTTCTCCTGGTTCTAATAAGACGGAAGAAATTGTAAAGCTTGGAGAAATAAATCTACTCAGAGAGAAAAAATTAGAAGTTTGTACTATTGAGGGATTCTTACCAATAAATGCAAATGCTCCCTATATAGTAACAAGAGGTCAATTCCAAAGACCCCAGTTTTATCTTGATTTCTTTGAGAAGATAAGAGCAAGCAAAACTCCCTGTAGATTTATCATCAGTGATACCGATGTAAATATGTTGGCATCTATTGAGGATTTAGAATATGGATTAAAAGCCGGTGACC